GATACATGATGATTGATAGTATCCAATTGTGCAAGTAAATCTTTTAGTTCATCTTTAGTTAGAAATTTAGAACGCTGTTTCTTGATGCGGTCTACATCCGCCACTGGTTTTTGTAATTCGATATTGTCTAAGAATGAAATATCACGAATATATTCCATGCGCCTAGCGTATTTTAATGATTGTCTAATAAGACTAAGGGCCAGTTTTGTATAATTGTAGGAATACTGGCAAGCGAATTTATCAAATGTGCTTTGAATAATATATGGTGAAAGTTTAGAAAGCAATATATCAGCAGGAAACCATTTCATAATCTGTTTGTGAAGATTGTCCATACTATATTGTGTAGATGATTTTCTAAAGGCACGTTTAGATTCTAAATATTCAGATACAACATCATTCAATGTCATATCTTTGGCTATATCGGTGTTAGTGGCCAAGTCAATTTTATTTTGTAATTCAGCTTGTGCGATTTTGTAGGCTTGCCTACTATTACTAGTCAATGTAATAGATATTCTTTTTGTTTTACCACTATACGGATCCACATAGCGTTCTTGAAATTTATATTTAGTAATACCAGCTTTGGTAGTTACAGTTTCACACCACATTAAAAATACCTCCTAGGCTAAAAAATGGTATAGTAAATAAGCCTTAGAGGTATGTTATAATATAGTAAGTTGATGTGGTATACCTCTTAGGTGTATCATAACCCCTTATTCTGTTGGCGCAGAGTAGGGGGATTTTTTTATTTAAGTAATAGATTGCTGAATAAGTTCTAACTTATCTTCAAAGTTTATGGGAAGGTCTGTTGCTTGTTTGTATTTGTTGTTTAATTCGTTTAGAAAATCAATAACAGCTTGCGTTGCTATATCATTGCTTTTTGCATTTCTAAAAATAGTTCTACATTCGTAAATTAGAGATGCAATTAGAAGCGGATCATTTAATAATAAAACCATCATAATAAGCACTCCATATAAACCTCTTAGCGCCTTCTTATCAGTTTTTGTTATTTCACCTTTTTCTCTTTTTAAAACTCCTTTAGGTAAAAGATTATATAAAACATTACCAGGAATATTGTAAATAGATCTACAGCCGAAGAAGTTTAAGCTATGTGCAGCACAATTTCGGAATCGCCTTATTGCTTCTAATGTATTTACAAGAAGCTCTATTTTATCTTTAACGGGAATGGCATTGGTAGGTAGTAATGCATTAGCAACAGCTGTTTTATGTTTCGTATTTAGAAATTTAAATAAATTAATAGCACTACCAAAAGAGATATTTTTAAATAATATCCATGCTGGTACATGGTTATGATGCTTTAAATAATATTTGGTAGGTTGTTTTGCATATGTAGAGTTAAGTTGCTGTTGTATTTCTTGCTTTACATTTTGAAAAGTCAATCCATGAATTTTTTGTTTATAATGATGTGCGTGCAAGTAATCATCTTGATGCACTCCTAAATGTTCAGAAATAACATGTGCTAATCTAGTCTTAAATAAAGTTTCGACCATTAAACTATATTTCATTGTGACGGACTGTAGACCTTTATCTATAAAAGAAAAAATATATATACTCTCAATAGTCGTATCTGGTTTAAAAGTATCATCTGAATTCATAAAAACAGATTTATATCCATTGAATAAATCGTAGTAAGATGCGGTCATTATAATTTGTTTGGCATGTTCACGGTCTGAGATAATTAGATTCCGTGAGATTAATAAATCTATTTGTTTATCCAAATCTAAAAATGGCTTATCGTATGCCATAATAAAACCTCCGATATATAAAAAAGGCACTATCCGAAGATAGCGCCTTAGTGACCAACGCCCGCAGCGTTGAAGTCAATTCACTATCTATAGTATATCAGATTTGACAAATAATACAATATATGAATGTATAGCAAAAATGCATAATTGGTATTTTGTCAAGGACAAATAAGTGACAATTTAGTAGTTATTACAAAACATGATGATAGAAATCTATAGTTTCTAGCATTTCATCCGTGAGTTCTTTTCTCCTTACCATATGTTCAATAAGATTAACGTGTTGATCTATATGAAAATCATCATTAATGATATGCAGCAACTCATGTCTAATTTCGTTGCGCATATCTTCAATAGACATATTTTTACGGATATAAATATTGTGAACACCTTCATCTTCCCCAGTAGATGAAATAGCTTTCACATTAGGAATATCACATTCGATTATATTTACAATCACACTAACAACCCCTAATAGTATTATTTATTATGTTTAGATTTCAAATATTCGATATACTTCACGGTTTCTTCCATATCCTCCTTAGAAATTCCACGTGATGCGGAGAATAATAAACGTGCAGAAGGACGAGTGCGAAGGTATTCAGCGTATTCAGCAGTTTCAGAATCCAGATAGTAACCTTGAGGAGTATCATCTTTATCCCAACCAATTAACCATTCTGGCTTTACTTCTAAGATAGGAGCTAATCTATTAATAAAATCAATAGAAACACTAGCGATTTTACCAGATTCATATCTTTGCATATTACTTTCGCTAATACCTAATCTTGCTCCTAGGTCAGCTAATGTTATGCCTTTTTGTTTTCTAATGAATTTAATTCGTTCTCCTATTTCTTTATTTATTGTATTTCTTTCATTGATACTCATAATATGCCTCCAAATAAGAATCGCCCTTACAAACATATATTACAATAAACTTGAATAAAATTCAAGAAAAATTATAAAACTTTTATAAAATCTTGCATAGAGTGGTTGACAGGCTTTACTAATAGGCTTATCATGTAATCAGAAACTTGCATGAAATGCAAGGAAAGCGAGGTGAAAAGATGAAACTAGAAAAACTGAAAGGATTGTTGGTAGAACACAAGAAAACATATGCGGATTTAGCAGAACTATTAGGCGTTTCTATTACAACTATTAACAGTAAAATGAATGGGAAAACACAGTTTGATGTAGTAGAGGCTACAATGATTAGTGATTGGCTTGGGTTAGACTGCTCTAGTAGAGTAGATATTTTTTTACATAATAACTTGCATAATATACAAGTTATGGGTTAGAAGAGGTGAAATCACATGAAAGAAATTAAAGAACTAATTAAAAACAGACTAAAAGAGGTATTAACCGTCCCATATAAAGATGATGTAGATGAACAATTGCGTTCACATGCGGTAAAAACATATATCAGCTCAATCATTATGATAGATGACTATATGAAAGAAGAGCAAACCAATAAATGATTTGCTCAACAAGATCTAATCTAAATCGTTAAGAGATTGGTAAATACATTTAGATATAGATTTTTCAAGTATTTGTTTTAATTCAGTTTCAGCATTAGCAACTTGGCCTTTTGCAACATAGTCGATGAAAGTATTCATTTCATGAGAAATACTAAGTTGTCTTAATGCTTTAGTGCAACTGGATTTAATCTCACGTTCGCTAATATTCATATACTCACCTCCTTTTAAGATGAGTATAGCATGAGTGATAGAAATTGAAAGAGGTGAAATAAAATTGAAAACTCCATTACAAATACATATGGAAAATAAGTCAGAAGATGGAGGGAAAACAAATATCAATAAAAAAGAGCCACATGATGCGGCTCAAAAAAAGTGGATTATATTTAGATATTTTAATGCTTTGAAATATAACAAAGACCAATCACTAGAGGAAAACCTACAAGACATAAGATATTGCACAAGAGTTAATTTGGGACTGTTTGTGATTGCAGTGCTCCTAACGATTCTAAATATTACGAGAATATAAAGGTTAATATTGCAATTATTATTGTTGTAAATATACCAATACCAGCTAACCATGCAGCAAATTTACCATATTTAGCAGATTCCTTTGAAATACGAAGACTTTCTTCTGCAAGTTGTAATGCATGATTTTCTTTTTCCAATTGATGCAAGAAATTTAAACCGGATACGGTTAGTTGAAATTCATCAGAATCATCAAAATAATAAGGTGCAAAAAAATCTTTTGGTATAGTTACAAGTTTAAAGTAGGAGTGTATTAGAGAGGTAGTATTAGAGATTGCAGATATACGATCAAAAGAATAAAAGGGTGGTTCAACTTTCTTTTTGGGAGTGTTGGATAAATACAATTGGAGAGTTGCATCGTTCAATATTGATACTTCTGCTTTTAATTCAGCGTAAGTTTTTGACTTCCTATTAATGAATAATATTAATTTCTCTAAATTTTCATTGGTTAGATAATGAGCGTGTGAATCAAAGGAATCAAGTTCTTCTTTATAGTTTAAATACTCTTGTTCAATAGATTTTTGCGATAACTGAAAATTAGAAATCGGTAATGCTTTCATAATCCCCATATTTTTTTGGATGGCATTACTAATAGCTTCGGATTTTTTAAATAAGTCATTAGTGGGTTTCATAAAAGACCTCCTTTTAAATAATTATAGCAATAAGAAAGGATTAATAAAATGGAAAGTGTTCAACCAAAGTATGTGCCTATTAGTACATTAGCTAAGATATGGGGGCGCAGCAGAATGTATATCTACAGAAGAGTAGATATGATCCGCAATGAAGGAAAGTTCAATGATATATGCCTACAATTAGGACCACAACAAACGCTGGTTCATGTAGATAAATTCGAAGTCTGGATGAAGGGCCAGAATATGAAGTGGTTAAAGGGGGCATAATAATGAGAACAAAGCTAGACATTATCACCAACATTCAGTTGGTGTTATGGGTAATGATTCTAGGACTATGTGGAGGCATAGAGTTTCTACATGGCTGGAATATATTATTAAACGTTTTAATGATGATACTAACAGGGGCAATCATATTTCTGTTAAGCACATTAAAGGGGGTGATGAAACATGAATACAAAAGAAAGAGGGCTTACGCTGCTAGGAAGATACCTAAAGTTCAATGAGGAAGAAATAGAACTACTAAGAGAAAAGATTAGTTCAATAACTTATAACAGAAAAGGCGGACTACTAAATTTTTCAATTCTAGGAAATGGAAGAATCATTTTTCTAAAACAAAAACAAGATGGTTGGAATATTAGAATCACAGGGAATGGTCCTATACGAGAAGGTGATATATCACTAATGGAATCAGTTAGGTACAACATATGGAGTGAATTAAATGAATAAACCATATTGTGCAATCTGTAATGAAGAAAATAAAAAAAAGCCGTGCCTACATTTACTGTAGACAGGCTAAAGGGGCTATATGCATGGAACATTGCGATGCATGTCAGTATTTAGAAGTTGAAAAAGGGGACATGCATTGCAAGTATCCAAGGCAAAAAGAAAAGGCCACTAATTAAAGCAGCCAATTCATGTACGTAAATTACGTAACTAACCTAATGTAATTATATCATACATGGAGCGATAAAGATAGGAAATACCTGTTATAGAGGTGTTTCTTAATTAACTAGATATAACATATTAATAAATCGACCATGGGAGTAATTACTATGAGGAAGCGAAAAAAAGTCATATCTAAAAATATGATAGAGGTACTTGATCATCATACATCAAGAACATACAGAAAGAATGGCAAGCGTGTGAAAAAGAAAAGCATCACACCAGAAGCCATGAAAAAGCAAAATGAAAAACAAGCAGAAGCAATGCTGCGTATGTTGATTGATAACAATTTCAATACAAATGATTGTTATCTTACTCTTACATATAAAGAACAGCCAGCTACATGGGAAGATGCAAAGAAAGATATGCAGAATTTTATGAGACGGTTAAAACGTAGATATAAAAAACTGGGTAAGGAATTAAAGTACATCTATATTGCAGAGGGAAAAACAAGAATCCACTTTCACATGATCATCAATAATGCTGAATTGTATTCAGATGAAATCAATGAACTTTGGCCACATGGTATGCATAAGCTGATGTTGTATCAAGGTAGGGCAGAAGATGCAATTAGATTGGCAAGTTATTTTGTAAAAGAAAAAAGGAGTGCATGTTATTCAGAAAAAGAAGATGCATTTAAGCGTAGATGGAATAGTAGCAAGAATTTAGAAAAGCCGAAAGTAAAAACGGAAATTCTAAAACCAAGCGAATGGAGAGATTACATTCAGCCACCTAAAGGATATTACGTAGAAACAGATAGCATAGTTGAATCAGTATCTGATGAAGGATATCCATATAGATTTTACAGATTGATAAAGATTGAGGAGGTAACACGTGGAGCTACTAGGATTAGGCATATTTCTAGGGGGAATACTAGGAATGGCGATAGCATCGCTATACATAATTAATAAAGAATGTGAGAAATGGAGAAGAGAAGCATATGCTAAATATAAATCAAGTATTTTTAAGCGGTAATGTAGTAGCCGATGCAGAACTACGATATACAAAAACAGGTAAGCCAGTACTTACATTTAGAATGGCAACAAATAAATACGTAAATGAAGTACAAAGCACAAGCTATCACAATATTGTGTGTTGGGTTGATGCGGAATTATACAGCGGTTTACGTAAAGGTGATTTTGTAGCCGTAGCAGGTGAGTTACGTTCTAGATCCTATGAAGATAAAAAAGGAGAGAAGCGCTACGTAACCGAAGTAGTAGCGCAAAACCTTACATATGGACTTAAACAAAATGAAAGTCAAAGTAATTTCAATAATTTTGATGAAGATGAAAAAATTCCATTTTAGGAGAAAACAATAATGAAACGAGGTAGACCAAAGAAAGTATGTAGTCATTCGTTTGGACCTTCTAAAAGTGGAGCATTATGGGTAAAAGATTCATGTCCTAAAAGAAAAACATCAATAAAGCTATTTAAGGGAAAAACAACAGGTACTATATATTGGCTAAAAAAGGAAGAATGTAAAGATTGTCCTGCTTATAATCCAGTACGTGTTCAAAACCGATAGGGGGCGAAGTTATGAATCAAGTAACAACACTTTTTAGTAGTAATGAGTTTGGGGAACTAAGGACCATTACTATTGAAAATGAAGTGTACTTTGTGGCCAAGAGTGTAGCAAATGCATTGGGATATAAAGATACTGCAGATGCAATCAGAAAACACATTGATGAAGAAGATAAGCTGCGTTGGCAAATTGCCGATACAGGTCAAAACAGAGAGACATATCTTATCAATGAATCTGGATTATATTCGCTAATACTAAAATCAAAGATGCCAAGTGCGAAGAAATTTAAAAGGTGGGTAACTAGTGAAGTATTACCACAAATTAGAAAGACTGGTAGTTATGAATTAAACATTCCAAAGACATTACCAGAAGCATTGAGGTTATATGCTGATGAAGTAGAGGCCCATAATCAATCAAAGGCAATCATAGAGCAACAGAAACAACAGATTGCAGAATATGAACCAAAGATAGATTATGTTGATAAAATTCTAAGTTCACAAAATGCAATGACTGTAACACAGATTGCTGCAGATTATGGATTAAGTGCCATAGCGTTAAATAAGATACTACATGATGACCATATTCAACGTAATGTAAATGGGCAATGGATTTTGTATAGTGATCTAATGCACAACGGATATACAAAAACAAAAACACATACATATATAACTTCAGATGGAAGATTAGAAAGTAAAGTATCAACACGATGGACACAAAAAGGCAGATTGATGATACATGAGTTATTAAAAAAACGTGGTATTAAAGCCATATGTGAGGAGGTAGCATGAAACCGCTCATATATAAAGGCCTTAGATTAGGAACAAATAAAACAGAATGGGTGAGTAGTGATGAAATAAAGCAAAGCTACTCACAAATTAGATTGTTGGCAATACAAAATGATAACTATGCATGGATACCAATTACAGATGGAACACTATGTAGAGGAAGTGAAGCTAAAGACATCACAGGGAAGAGGATATACGAAAAGGACCATATAGAGTTTGATTGTAAATCAGTACAAGGAACTCCATTGGTAGCGGAAGTATATTACAGTACAGATAAATTTCAATGGCGATGCAAAGCAATCAATCATCAACAATCTGATGCGGTACTAGATTTTGATTTAGCATTTGTTATAAATAACGGAAATGCAAAAGTAATAGGAAATAAATTAGAGGGGTATGAACATGAATGATAGATACAGGAATGTATGCAAAGCACATGATCATATTGTAAAGTGCAGGACTAAAGAAGGGAAAAGGATATTCATACCACGTTGGGGATACGTGATAAATCCTTCTGATAAATTACAAACTACAAGCATAAAAAGAAACGCTTACAAGGTAAACCGTAAATTTAATCAATGGGCGAGGAAACTATGGATGTACCATGCAGAGGGTGCAAGTTTAGAGAAGTAGCTTACCATGGCAAATGTGAAAGCTATTTAGAATATAGAAGAAAGCTAGATGAGCAAAATAAAGAGAGATACAAAGAAATTGATACATATAGATATGTAGGGGACAATGTGAGAACGATAAAACATAAGATGCGAAAAGCAAAGTACGGATGCACAGTAAGGGATTGAGGTGGCGCAAATGTTAGTGAAAAATGAAAACGAGTATTGTTGGAGTTTCGATGGTGATGCTGGTAGTCCACAAAGCAGCATTGAAGAGGCTATTGATGACTTTTTAAACTACTATGAAAGCTATTGTTGGGATGATAAGAACAATGTTGAATATTTAGAAGAAGAGGTATTGGATGATTACGTAGAAATAGGGCATCCATACTATTATGTTCCAGAAGTAGATGGTGAGCGTGTAATTTATGATCTTCTAGATAATGACTTACCTGAAGAATTTGCTGAATGTGATTTTGTATATTTTAAAAAGGTAAAGCAAGAACATCTATGTGAATTAAGCAAAGAATTGACAGAAGTATTTAGAAAATGGGAAAAATCACATGGATATGGATATAGCGCATATTTAGTGAAAGAAACAGAACTATATAGAATTGGTGATTATATCGATTCAAACGGAAATTATAAATAGGAGCAAACGATGCAAAGAAAATGTCATAGGTGCGATAGGCTATATACACCAATAGATCATAATACATGGTGTCCAGATTGTATGGCAGGGAAACCTGTAGTACCACGCAAGACTAAAAAGCAAGTAGAAAAAGAGAACAAAGAACGAATGGAGAGAGTATATAAGTACACAAGATATTGCATTCAGTGTGGAAAGAAGTTCTATACAAATCGAGTAAACAAGACGATATGTGGTGAATGGGAATGTGAAGAAAAGCAACAAAAACAATTATTACAAGCAAGGCGAACAAAAGAACGTGCATTAAGGGGGTTATAGAATGATTAGAGTGTTAAGCATATCATTTGGAGAATATACCAAAGTAACATATATGAAACATAACGGCAGATGTGATGAAACGTATCAATTAAAAACAAAAGACCTGTACAGGCCAGAAATGATACGACAATACGAAAAAATGAAAGAACTATTTTTACAATGGTTTCCAACATTTAAGTTTTCAGCCAACATGTATTACATGGTAGGAATGGGAATTAAATATAACAAGCATGATGATACATTGATTGATAAAGTAAAAGTAACAGGCGGTTTAGAAAATAAAGCAGGTAGTTTGTGTAAGGTAGTGAGTGAATGGCTACCAGTAGGAATAAGTGAAAACAAAATAATCATGGAGTTTCTAAAAGAAGTGGTTATGTTTGTTCAAGGGGAAAGAGCGCAAGGAAAACTTTTTGAAAACACAGAAATAGAAGAGGCAATAGATGCAATTGATGCGGATGATAGCCATGTATTCCATGTTAATGATCTACAAGCTAAAGGAGTAACACAATAATGAATGGGAGATTGATATATGTAGCGCATCCATTTGGTAGCACAAATGGAATAAATTGTGATGATGTCATAAATAGTAATCAGATGGCAATAGATAAAATTATGAAAGAGTTAGTATTAAAAGATAGAAATAATGTATATCTATCTCCATTACATAATTTCTCTATGTTATATTTTGAAAAAGAGTATGCTAAGGGATTACAAATTTGTTTAGATATGTTGGAAAAGTGTTCAGTATTAATATTATGTGGAGATTGGCAACACTCAAAAGGATGCATTGGAGAATGGGCTTATGCTAATGCAAGAAATATAAAAATATATTCTCTTGAGGAATGGGAAGAATATCTTGATAAGCAAGGGGATATTAGTCGATGACAGGAAGGGAATATTTAATTCAAATAAGAGATACCGATTTGAACATTAGATGTAAGGAGAGGGAAATATTTAGATTGCGACAGGATATAATGAGCCTACAAGCAATTGACTATAGCAAGGAAAGAATTAGTGGCGGTCAACCAATAACCATCGCAGATAAAGTTGCAAACCTTGATGCGGTTACAGATGAGATTATGA